AAACGAAAAAGCCCCGGCAAATGCCGAGGCTCGTAATGGGTGGTGATAGGCAGGATTCGAACCTGCGGCCGTCTTGGTATCGCCCTGCAGCGGGCACCAAAACGACTAGCTACGGGTGCGGGCTTTATCCGCACTCATTCAACCTTAAACCGCTCGGTCACTATCGCCAGAAAGCAAAAAGCCCAACTCAGAGTCGGGCTTTGCTCGCGGAAAAACCGCAAAGTAACTGAAATCTATATACCGGCCCCGGTCCTGTCAAGCAGCCTCTCGCCGAATATCCAAAGCACCATCAATCCAGGCGATACCGGCTTTCCAAAGCTGACGAGTCTTCTCTTCGCCGAAGCCCAATTTCTTGCCCACATCTACCAGGGCCTTGTCGCGGGCGGTGTAGTACTTCATCAGCACGTTTCCGCATTCGGGGTATCGTTTCAACAAACGACCCATCAACCCGTCAATCATCAAGGCATCATCGTCGGTGATCATCGGCGTGTGCAGAGTGTTCTCCCGGGATGCGCAGCAGGACACGCCTGAGCCCAATACCACCCAGCGACCCCAATGCTCCAGCAGGTCTTCCGATGTGCGCTCGGTGAAACTTTTCGTTCTCGCCATGATTCAATCCCCCTTGTAAGACGAGCGGCCAGCACCGCTACTGTTGCACTGCTGGTACTGCTCGACGGTGTCGTTCGCCGCTGATGTCAGGGTTGCGAGGTGACGTTCCCGGCGTAGCAGCATGCCCAACTGCACCACCAGATCTTCTACCGGCAACGGCTCCAAGGTGATGGCATGGACCAGGCCGGAAGCGTGGCAACCGATGCAGTCGAGCTGGTGAAACACACCTTGAATGATCCCCTTCCCGGCGCATGACGGACAGTCGGTGAGCGGGATCAGGCAACGCACAAAGGCGGGGCCGTGGGTCTTTTTATCCATTTTTAAACCTCGCCTATGGTTGATTCTTGAATGGCCTCGCAGGCCTTGTGTTCCGTGGTTTCCGGGGGATTACCAGAATCTCCCGATCTAAAGTCGGTCAACGCGTGAATACGCTTGAAGCCCTTCGAATCTAGATACGCACACCACCGCTCCAACGCCTCGCGCTTGCGGCTCATCACGTCCGACTGGATGTACACCTTCACGTTGTGGCCCATCGCGTGGTTGATCAGCAGTTCACCAATCAGGTGGTCGACGCCGATGTCTGCCCAACCGGTACGGGCCACTTTGCGCAAGTCGTGACTGGTCCACTCGCCCTGCCCCAACCGGGTGAACACGGCACTGGCCTGGCCTTCGCTGAGCGCCTTGCCATTGCGTGCCGGGAACAGGTATTGGCCGGCGTAACCATTCGCCCACTGGGTTTCGCGATAGGTCATCAGCATCTGCCGGACCTGGTCGGTGATTGGCAGGTGATGCTCGACGCCGGTCTTGGTGTTCGCCGCCGGAATGAACCACTCACGCTCAGCCAGGCTAACGTGCGACCACTGGGCCTGCCGGGTCTCGCCGATCCGCGTGCCGTGACAGAGCATCATCAGGGCGAACATGGCATCAGCAGGCGCCGTAGCCATCGCATCGCGCAGCATCGCAATCAGGTCCTGCAGCTGGGTGACGCGCAACCGCGACGGCTTCACGCCCACCTTGGCCTTGGAGAAGTCGCTGAACTTGACGTCCTTCATCGGGTTGGCCGCGATCAGTCGCAGCTTGAAAGCCTGGCGGAAGGCCAGGGCCAGCAGTTGAAACGCCGAGCGCACGTAGTCGATGCCGATTGTTTCCTGTGCCGGCCACATGAACTGATCATCCAGGGTCGCCTTGTTGATGGAGGCCAATGCCACGGAGCCCAGCAGCGGCTTCAGGTGGCACTTGATCAGTGAGGCGCCGGTCTTCTTGCGCTTGCTCGACAGGCTGCGGTCGCGGGCCATGCGGTCGGCGTACCAGTTCAGCAGCTCACCGGTCAGGACCCACTTCGACAGGTTGGTGCCAGCGCCGGCATCGAGGCGCAGGCGGATGCTCGGCAACGCCGCGACAACCTGCTTGGCATTGAGCTCGGGGTAACTGCCAACGAGGTTCCATTTTCCCTTGAGCACCAGGTACCACGACGCCCGTTCACGATCGCGGGTGAAGCGCAGGTACAGGCCACGGTTCTCGATGTCGCGAAGGTCGCGCACCGTGCCGGCGGCCTGGCGCTTGATCTCGGCGTCAGTGATCTTCACGGCGGCAGTGGTCATGCCGTCACCGCCTGGGACTTCTGCTCTGTGGGAGCGGAGTCGCCGAGCAGAGGCATCAAGTGGCGTGGCTCGTGGAGAGCAAAGCCCAGATCAACGACTTCATCCTCAACAACCGCAACGAGACCGTCGCCGACCAGCGTCCAGCAGGGAACATCATCGTGGCGATACACCTCACCATTCGGCGCCACGTAATGGTCACCGCGCACCACGAACTCGCGGAGCTGGCACTGTTTGCCGATATTCTGTGTCAGCGAGTTGGCACCGACGATGATTGCCAGATCGCCCGGCTTGAATTGATGGTTCATGCGGCCACCACTGTAGGAGCGAGACGCAGGTAGGCGCGGATCTGCTCCATCGCGTCGAAGTGGCCACGACAGACGATGGCGAGATAACCCTGCTCGGTCAGTGCCTGGATGTATGCGTCCTGACTCAACGACACCGGAGCATCATTCGGCGGGGTCGCCTTGAATTCGATGTACAGGCCGAAGTAGCCGCCCCGGGCCATGGGCAGGACCAGGTCCGGTACACCGGCCTTGACGCCCTGCTTTTTCAGCTCGCCGGCAACTTTCTTGTGTCGATGCCCGCCATTGGGAACGTGATAAATCAGCTTTGCGACCTGCGGATAGCGCAGCGCGATTTCGAGCAGCAGCGCGGCCTGCTCCTGGCCTTCGCGGTCAATGGGTTTCTTGCGCACAGGCTTCAGCGCGAACGGCTTGATGGTCAGGGCCTTCAATTTCCACCACCCCGCGCTACTCGTTGGCGACGGCTTACGCGGCGAATACCCTCAAGGCAGCCGCCGTAAGCGACCAACAGGAAGGCGAACCAGAGGTGGATCAGAATGTCGTTCATGCAGCCCCCTTTACGGTCAGGATTCCGGCCCCGATCAGGGCCTCATGTGTTTCGGCGATCGCGCGCGGCATGTCGTACCAATCAACGTCGCCGGCGGCGCGGCCATCGATGACGTCGTGGCAGGCGCTGCAGGCATATACCGCGACAGTGTCGAAGCCCTTCATGCCCATACCCTTCTGCCCGCACGGCAGATGCGCGAGCACGGTGGTGTCCGGATTGAAGTTGCAGATGCCCGGAAGGCGGACGGTGCAGTCCTGGCCGTTGGCCGAGGCACGGAGTTTCTTCGAGGTCACGCGCATACCCGTTCCCCCGTGGTGCGATCAATGACTTCATAGGTGGACGGCCACATCACCTGGCCGAACTTCAACGCGGCCGACGAGTGCTCGAACAACGCCACGGCGCGATCGGGTTTGTCGGTCAGCTCCCATTTGTAGCTGCAGCAGTGCACGGCAAAACGGTAATCCGCTGGGTCTGTCGTCACGAGATATGGATTAGGCACGGGCACCCCCTCGCGCGCGCATGGCCCGCAACTCGGCCAGCGCTTGATTGCCAACTTCGGGAGTGCGCATCGTCGGCGCTGCGAGCTCTGCAACCGGTACCGGTCCCAATTGCTCGCCCATCCAGACCTTGCGGACCTGTTCCAGGTAGCGCTTTTCAAAGCTGATCAACCCCAACTCACGACTGAGCAGGGGCAGGCTATTGAAGCCGGCCGCTGCCGTAGCGTGGTAGACGGCAGGGTGATACCACTTCGCAACATCACGCATGGCTGGGTAGCAGTTTCGCAGCGCTTGTTTGTAGGCTGACTCCACACTCGGCAGCGGCGGATTGAGCATTTCCGGTGCAGGCACACAGCCCTGTATGAACTTACCAACGCTCGGGATGAAATCGGAAGGCTCTGCACGGCACCGGATCAGACCGATATCGATTTGCTCCTGGGTGCAGATGCGGTTCTCGATGAATGCCTGAAGCCATTGGGCCTTCGACTCCATGTAGGCCTTCTTGTCTGGCCAAGCCTGACGCCAGGCCGTGCGGATCGACCGCAACTGACGGAACAGTTGGTTGATCACCTTGCCGGTTTCTCGGGCCTGATCTTGCTGAGCCTGCACCGTCACTTCGGTGTTCGCTTCGACGAATTCGCCGTGGTGCACCTGCGCCATGGCTCGGGCGGTAACGCTGGAGACTGATTTCATTTCGAAGCTCCTTTCATCCACTGGGTGTCGTCATCATCGAACTCGTCCGAATCGGCAG